TCACAATTCAACGTAGCCATTACCTCTATCATCAAGGTATTTATCTGTCATTCTCATAGATTTGTGGCCAAGTATTTTCTTTGCAAACTCAGCACTTTTTTCTTCTTCATATAATCTTGCAGATAAACTTCTAATTTCATGAAATGTTGGTTTATTTTCCAAATACTCAGGTAGGGCTTCGATAAACTTACCTCTTAATGTTTTTGCTGTGGTATTGCCACAGATTTTATCTGAGTTCCTATTCATGAGATTTAAAACATCTTTAATAGAATAACCAATAGACTCAAGTCTTAATGAGAGAGGTATTGCTACTTTAGAGCCTGTTTTTAATTGGGTGACATACAGCCTATCATTTTTTATATCATCCCACTTCATGTTGATAACATCGCTAATGCGTTGAGCTGTAAGTATCGCCAATAGGAACATATACCTATATTTGTCATTTGTGTGCTCCAAGGCGTATTTAAACTCTTCTAGCGATAACCTTGAGCGCTGAACGCTTGTTTTTGGCGGCTTTGTCACGGAAACGGGATTTTCCTTTATCACACCATCCGCAATGGCTTCATTAAAAGCATCTAGCATAGTGGACCTTAGTAATTTTGCCATTGCCTTTTTAGGGTACTCTGAAATAAATGTGGCTACATCTCTTGGTGTTACATTCTCAATTGGACAGTCATTAAAGTGTAATTTGATTAACTTTATTCTTGATTCGTAATCGTAGAGCGTCTTCTCTTTTAACCCCCGGCTGTTTACCTTCCCCCTATAAGTATCAAGCCACTCATGCAATGTTACACAGTGAACATTATTAATTCTGTCAACTAATGGCTCTTTAGGTTTATAAATAGCTAAATTGGCTTGTATGGCTTCGGTTATTGCTAATGATTTGTTTGAGCCAACAGAAAATTCCTTTTTAGTTCTTACATCCCTGTAATAGTAAATCCCTTTACGCAAATACAAGTTAGGCGGTAAACCCTTGTTCTTTGCACTTCTGCTTCTGCCCATTAATTTTCTCCATTAAATATTGCGGTTCCCTTACCATTTTGTCATTTGTTAGAATTGTCCACGGCTCTAACTCATATTCTCTACCAACCTTTTCTGGAGCAGGGTATAACCTACCTTCCTTTATATAGCGAGATAATTGCCGTTGACTTCTAGGGTTAGCGAAATATTTATTATTCCATTCTGATAATGTAATTCGTTTCATTGATTATTCTCCGTATCCTTCATCATTAAAAAAACTTCCATAGCGCCACGGTATGGGTTTTTATTTACTGACATGAAGTCATAATCAAGGCAGTCAGCTGTCCATTTATTAGAATGGTACATTAGTGATAACCCTATTTTATTTTCAATAATAATCGGCATTGCGTCTGATGGGTTATTGCATGGGTCGAAAAAGCGATAACCAAACGAGCCATCAACAAGGAATTGGATAATATCCATTGTTTGTTTAATTACATCGTATTGCGTTTCAGGTAAAACAGATTGAGCTACTAATAAATTAATCTCGAAATCAGATAGTTCGGTGTATTTATTCATTGATTAACTCCAGCATTTTCTCATTGTACCAATTTCGGTTATCCCACCAATCGTGCACTAAGTAGGGCGCGTAAAGTCCTTCTCGAACCAATTCAATAACCCCAATTTTCTCATACCCCTTAACTTTAACCTTATCGCCGACTTTAAATTTCATCTCCACACCTCACCACAAACTATCTCAACATCCCGCACCTGCATTAATTGACTGGCACGGCTCTCGCATTCTTGCTGTGTGTATATTTGCTCTGTAACAGGCACAACAGAACCCTGTATTAGCATGAGTAATACATATCCGATTATTTGCATGGTTATTTATTTAGAATGTTTAATTAGAATTTCTTTAATCCAATTTTCAGCTTCATCATTGCATGACAAAACACTATCCATCATTAATTCAATATCGATAGATTCCTTTACAACGTGAGATAATTGGGCCATGATATAAGCGAACTGCTTCTCATCACACTCTATAAAGTTAGCTCTGTATGCGCTAATTAAATGATTGCGAGCATATAGAACGCCTAATTTCATTTGCTCTCTGTTATATTCATTATTCATTTTTTATTTTCACTCCGTTATCTAATAATGAAATTTCACATGCTGATATTCCACTATTATATCCATCAGTGAAAAAATCATAATTTCCTTTATTCTTTTCTCTTTCTGGTAGGTCTAATACGAGTGAGTCGCGTGATGCTTGCCATAACTTATATAATGCTGCTTCGTGGTACGTTAAGTTTATATGCATAAATAAATACGCATTATCCGCTATCCACACTTCAAACTGCCGTCTTGATTTATCCATACTTACTCCTTAATTTTAGGTATAAAAAACCCTGCTAGTGCAGGGCATGGGTTATTAATATGTTGGTGAATTATTTTTTAATATATCCACCTTTTCCATCTAATAGACCTGATGATTTATTTCTAAATTCTTCTTCTGTTGGTTCTTTGGTTTCATATGCTACTTTGTAATCAACACCTTTTACACGAAATGAAGTTTCATTATATTTATCAACTACGATTGGTGCTGCTTTACCATATGACGGAATGCCTTTTACTTTTGAAAACTTATTTAGATAAGTTATAAGTTTTACTTCGCCATCATCTTTAATTAGCAAATACTTCATATCACTCTCCTTTTCTATTGAGAGTTAACTATATCATCTAAAATTTAGTTAAGTAGTGATAATCAATCAATTCTGCTAAACTCAATAACCCACACCCATTCGTTATTTACCCAACTATCAACTCCATATATTGCAATCCATACCGCAGCAAAGTCAGAAGTATGTGCATTTAGTTTCCCGTCAAACCCCTCGGCTTCTGCATCACTTTCGCTGATATCGTTTACTTGCTGAATCCAGACGTCAGTAATTTCAATTTTCCCTTTGATATTACCGTCCTTGTCTGCAAAATTGATGATGTCGCCAATCTCACCGTACGGGCAATCAACATCAACAAATCCATGCCGATATGCTGCGCATACTTTCTCTGATAGTGTGTAACCATCTTGCCATGCGCTAAGATAGCGTAACCCATCTTCGGTTACTTTTGGTTGTGGCTCAATCGGTCTGCGTGTTTGCGTTTTTCTGCCATCCATGACAGCCGCTAACATTGCATCGTTAAACTTTATTCTGTCTTTCATATTTATTCCTCTTCATTGCATCCTTGCGAGTTAAATTATCATGCGAACTTTGGTAGCTTATTACCTGTAAGTTCCTCTGCGTCCTTCATAAAGTCGGTGGCTTGCTCTTCCATTCCAACGCCGAAATAATATTTATGAACCGCTTTAGCCATTAAGAAAGCGCCAGCAAAAAGAACTTCTTTCAACTTTTCATTTTCTTTTTGTAACTGTTCAATAGTCATATCTATCTCCTGTTTGCATCCTTGCACTGAGTCCTTTGGTTAAATCACATAAATAGCGTGGCGTGGGTAGGGGAGTCCGATAGGGGCGAAAGGTATTGGTTCATCCCAATCTTGAGGTGGCTCACTTTGCGGCGCTTGATTACTCGATGCTTGTTTTTGTGCTTGCGGTTGCTGAGGCTGGCCCCATCCTTGATTCTGCTGTGTCTTCTGGCTTCCTGCCTGATTACCACCGTTACCGCCTAACATCTGCATAGAACCGCCGACATTAACTACCACTTCCGTTGTGTATCGGTCTTGCCCGCTTTGGTCTTGCCATTTTCTGGTTTGCAGAGAACCTTCGATATATACTTGACTTCCTTTTCTCAGATATTCACCTGCAATTTCTGCTAATTTGCCGAAGATGCACACTCGATGCCACTCGGTTTTTTCTTTCATCTCACCGGTTTGTTTATCACGCCACGATTCCGATGTGGCTAGTGTGAGATTAGCGATTGCGCCACCTGATGGCATATAGCGGATTTCTGGATCCTGCCCCAAGTGACCAATGAGAATACATTTATTCACGCCTTTACTTGCCATCAGTACCTACCTCTTGTTTGGTTAGTTCTTCTTTTCTTAGCTCATACACTTTTTGAGCCTCCGCTTGTTCAGGTGTATCTCTAAGTGCTTTGTATGCTTCACTAAAGGCGATTTTTAACTCATCCATGTTTTGTGCTTCCGTTGCAATGCTCGTAAAGTGAGCTAGATCTATCTCTGCTTTAGTGCGTCCATCATTAAGCCAATCCATTAGCTTTTTACCTGTTAATTCATTTAACTGAGTAACTTCGGCGTTGCTGAACAATCCTGTTCTATCCTTGCTTGCCATTGCCGTGTGAGTTTCGTGATTTAGGTCTAGTACAGTCGTAAACTCATACTCAACCCCGTCACGCTGCTCTGATTTCATGCCAAGTTTATCTACGCCTTTCTTACCATTGCCTTTATCGACCTGAGCAGTTTCCGTTTTACTTCTCATCGTTGCGATAATATGCAGGTCAGACCGTAGTATCGCGTCGAGAAATGCATTGTGACGTGGTGTTATTTCGCTCCATGCTGACCACGTATTGCCTCGATACTTGGCTTTTGCTAACACATCGAGTAATTCTAGACATCCGCCTGTTCCACTCCATTCGTGAGTAATACTGTCGATTATCAAATTATCGTAGCCAGCTTCCTGCGCAACCCCGATAGCTTCAATAAATCGCTCTGGTGTGAATGGTGGATCTAACTCCAATACGTCAAAATTAAAACGGTCAGAGTAAAGAGAAGCACTTCCTTTTTCCGTATCAATCAATGCCGTTTTTCCGCCAAGTCCTTTGGCTATTTCCAGTGCTCCATAGGTTTTACCTGAGCCACTAGGCCCTGTTAAAGCGAGCCTTAATTTTGCTTTTTTTCGCATTGCCTTGGCGAATTTCATACTAATCTCCTAAGTATTGACCTTGACGTCGATCGCTTCCGTAGTAATCGACTTCAAACTTATTACTCGGTGCAGAATTCCTTTCCGCATCACGTAATGCCTGAATATGAGCAGGTAGAGGAGGGTGATTTTTCGATGCGTCCAAGTTCATGTGTAGCAGTTCCATTGCTAATCGTTTTTCCCTGTCTGGCGCACTCGTATTTGGCAAACACCCCTCAATCATTGCAATAGCTTGAGCCAGAGCTTCCTCTCTGTTTTTTGCTAATGACGGTGATGTTAATTGGGGGTATTTATCGGTAGGGTATGAGTTAGAAACGTTCATTGAAAATCTCCTGAAAAGTCCTTGAGAGGCATAGACAATCCTTGTCGTCCTAACACTTCCGTTTGATACATAAATTCATCGTGTTCGCGTTCCTGCGATTCTTTACGCTTCCTGCGTAATTCTTCTAGCCATTGTTGATGCTGAGTCACGCAACCCTCCTTAGCAGATTCATCTTAGAAACAGGTGCATCCTTGCTTGCTTCATTGACAATCCTGTCAATCTCTTCCTTGTCGAACTGCATAATCCATTGCAGAGCTTCAACTGGGTCGATTTCCGTTAATTTAGCCAGCTCAGCGAAACTTCCTGTCTCAATACTGAGTTTGCTACTTTCGTCAAATTCCATGACTGTTTTGTCGTCTACTACCCGAGTTCCGTTCGAGTAGCTGTATGAAATTTGCATAATCACCTCAACTTACAAATGTCGGTATTACGCCAACGGTTGTTACAATGACCACAGCTAAACTGAATAACCATGGGCTTGTACGTTTATTTTTACGTGCTTGAGGCGTAGTGATACGCACCGCCATGCCGTCACGCATAGCGCTGTAATAGTTAGTTGTCATGGTGACCCCGTTAGATGAGAGATAAGGCGGTTATCTGGTGTTGGCGAAGTGAAGGTGTATTAATTTATTTTTAATGATTTGAATTTTATTAGTATGTTTTTTTATTGAGTAATGTATTTATAATCGCTTTTTCAAATGATGATTTAATTGAATTTTCTCCAACTAAATTATCTGAGAAGTTATTTAGTAATAATTCTAATTCTGGAGTTTCTTCATGAACGTATATTTTTGTTTTTACTTTAACATGTGGTGATTTAATTCCATGTTCTAAAGTTAATTTTACGTTAATAACGACACTGGTTTTTTGTTTCATCATTTTTATTTCCTTTTAATGAATATAATTAATTACGAAATGTCTTGTTTATATATCTAAATATAGGGTGGGTTACTGCTGAACGAGGGATGTCATACTCCCTCCGTTATTAACTAAACACGATGCTAATCATCAAGCTTGAGTTTTTGAATTAAGTTACTCACCGCGGTATCTACTGCTTCCTGATCGATGGTGTCGAATAGCTTGTTGCGTGCTTCTTCCGCTTTATCAAAGCTTTCCTCGTCATCGTCGTCGTAATCTATCCATAATCCAAAGTCGACCTCAAAAATTTTCTCGGGCCAGCAATATTGCACCCCTATTTTTGACTCTTCGGAGTTATGTGCTTTCTTGATTAGAATCTGACGTCCATGTGACTCAAATTCCTTAAACCATATTTCCATCTCTATTTCCTATCTATTAATCAACTCGCCACAGCCCACCTTGATGGACTGTAATTAGTTAACTATGCCTGCTTTTAACCACGTCAGGCGAGGTGGTTCCTTACTTTCCACAGTCAAGGAAAATTGATATATTGGTTATTCCACAGTCAATATAGGAATGTTTTATGTCAGATGTAGTAATTGATCCAAAAGAAAACCCTGAATTAGCGGCTCAGCAATTAGTTATAGAATTGATTAAGGCTGAAAAAACAGCCATGATTAATGGAGCGGCGTCAAGATCAACAGTTGAGTCGATCATATTTGCTCACCAAAGTTTTACTAATTACTTTAAAAAACTTAAAGATAATTAATTGTCTTGATATAGCTTTATAAAAGCCACTGCCACAGAGCGAGCAAGTTCTTCTGCTTGCTCTTTATCTGGATTGTTATTGGTTATTAAACATGCCAATGTTTGGCTTGCAATCTCTTGAATTTTTACTGGTAAATCTTTAAATTTCATCTTACTTCTCCTATTTATCTCGACATAATATGTCACCTTAAATCTTATTGTTGTTTAGATGACATACTTCCATTCGTAATGGTTGCCTGAACTGTCTTAACCTCCTCAGACGGCAGAGGTCTATTACTCCCCAGTAATAAATCAGATATAATTAAGTTTCCCCAGTGATAGAAAGGATTAAATCAATGTCTAAAAAGGTTATTACCGAACACAACCCAGTAGAAAGAGTTGCTTTTGATATGGCGCTAGCTTTAGCTGCTAAACAGGATTCTATTAAAACCCCTGAGCAACTTATGGCTGAAATTGAATCGCTTTACCCTGAGTGTTTAGAGGTTGCTGAGAAGCAATACAAAAAAGAGACTCCACCTCCGATGGGGGTTTTGCTAAAAAGTACAATCTAAGACTTTAATTTCTCTATCTTTATGTGATGCATTTTTAAAAACTCTTCTAGCGGAACTAATTCCATAATGGTTGTTCCGCAATTTAGAGTTAATTTAGTGATTGGTTTCCCATCTGACCAGGTCTCTTCCTTTATTGAAGAAATACTTTCTGTCTTAAAGAAAATTCTTGTTCCATCGTTTCTTAGATATTCATACATTTTTAAGTTAATCAT